CACACATATAATCTGCGGATAGATTTCCATCCGTTAACATCCACTCCCTTCCTTTAATTCCATATTCTTTTCTTTTTTCTCTACCCATATCATAAAATTCTCTAATCAATGGTGCAACATCTTCATAATCAATTCTGTCATCAAATATGTAGGGGGTAGGAACCGATCCGGTTGATGATCTTACTGGCCAAATAGGTTTAACCCACTCACCATAAACTACTTCATCTTTATATTTTCTATTATGTAGTGATCCTATCTTTATGTAATCATCTGCCGTTAGTAGTTTTTTTGATTTTTTATGTCTAAATCCACATTGATCTTGCATACCACCTGTAACGTTTACAATTATAGGTGTTCCTGCCATTACACTTTCCGCAGTTGCCAATCCAAATCCTTCATTGGATGCCAAATTAATTGTAACATCTGCCAAATTGTATAACCAATTTAATCCTTCCTCACTAAATCTACCTTTCGTAAAAATAACATTTGCATCAGGCATACAATGTTCAATTGTTTTTAGAAGGTCGGTTCCATTCTCATCAACAGGTGTTGTATGCATTAACATGCAAACTTTATCTCTATCTTTTTCTGGCAAACCTTTTCTAAATTCTTCAAATGCTAATAGTACATCTATTGGTTGTTTTCTTCTAATGTTTCTATTGTTCCAATATAATACAAAATCATATTGTTTTCCATCAAACACACTATCTACAAATTCTTGTGGTATGTTTTGAACTGGTTTAAAGTAATCTTTGTTTATACCATGTGGAACATAACTAACTTGCCACTTCTCTGGGTTTTTCCAATGCTTTTCTTTATCCCAACCCCAAACTCTATTTGTAATTCCATAAGTTTGTTTTGATATACATCCTATCCAATCACAACTTTCGTAATAATCTCTATTGTATTTTGGGTCTGGTAAATCATCCCAAATATGATAAAAGAATAAAGGAACTGATTGTCTAATCTCATGTGCCATTTCGTACAACCAAATCCAATATCTAGGATCCGTAAAATGTAGAATCGCATCAGGCTTTTCCATCATCAATAATTGTCTAATCGTATCTGGATTACCATACCCATCAAATGGATATATTTTTACTGATGCATCTTCTACTCCTGTCTTTTCTTTGACATCTTGCGATACATCTAATACTTTACCCATTTCTGGATGTTTAATTGCAGCTCCTAATTGAACCCAATCATACTTGTGAACCGTACCTAATACTAATTGTTTGGAAACTGTGGCGATACCACTAGTCATTCTCAAATCATCTGATAGTAACAGAATTTTCTTTTTAGCCATAACTTTTTATAAATAATTATTATTGTTTTACTTTTTTCCATCACATATTCCTCTTTCATAGAATTCACACCATTCGCAAAGTTTGGATGGTTTTTTAACATATTCTATGTCTACTCTATACTTACCCTCATTATCAAATACAGTCTCTACAAACTCTTTAAAACTACTCCAGGCTTTATTCACCGATGGTTTTCCATTTGCAGGAATGTGTCTTGATATTCTATGAGTTGGCATATCTTCTCTTATCTGCACTTTTCTTTTTAGAATAATGAATTCAACATCAATCATATCAACTGATATGTTCAACATTTCTGCATAAAACTTTTTGTATAAAAGTATTTGTGCATTCTTTACTGGATCCTTTTTTTGATAATCACTCCAACCTCTAGTAGAAGTTTTGAAATCTATTATTTTATATTTACCCGTAAAAGTATCTTTGATAACCAAATCTATAAATCCCAAAAAGTTAACATTATCTGCTATTTTGGTATTTATAGGTTGTTCAATGGCAACCAATTCATCGTTCTTTAGTGAAAAGAACTTATTAAAGTTTTTTGATTTTTGAAACCAATCTAATAAAACATTTCCATCTTCCAAAAATTCAACAAGTTCTTCTTTGGAACAGATGTTTATTTCTGAATTATTTGATTCTTTTATGTATTGTTCTCTCATTTTAACTTTGAGAGTTTCTTTCAAATTGATACGTTTATCTGCCTGTGATTTTGAAATCCTCAAACATTTTTCTAAATACTCTTGTAAAGTTTCATGCATTGCCGTTCCGAATATAGCATGTATGTTTGAACCACCCGTAGCAAGTTCATCTATGTAACTTAATTTATATTGTTGTGGACATGAACTCCACATACTATATTGCGAAAACGATACTCTTGCCACTATAACTTTAATTTAAGTTTTGTTATTTGTTTTTTATCTACACCATACTTTTCACAAATGTACTTGATATTTTCTCTACCTTCTCTTGTAGAGTATAAAACTTCAAGATATTCATTTGCTTGTCTCTCCGAACAAAGATACTCATTTTTTATCAAATCAACAACAAAATCTTCATATTTTTCTTCTGCTTTTCCTTTTGTATATTTCAAAAAATGATTACCTTTTGGAATTATATTGATGTATAACTTATACATCTCTGCCGGTTCCAATGTTTGTGTTAAAGGAAGTATTGTAGCAATGAGTTCAACCCATTCAGGCTTCATAGATAGAAATCTATTAATCATAAAATTACTCCAACTCTTTAAATCTTCTTCTGATAGATTTGTGAAGTAATTTGGGTCTTGTTCGTTTGTTATAGCTCTTATGTGATCAAATAACTTTTTACCTGCCATTATTCAATAATTGTTGATTTATCTTTAAGTTCTTCAGGAAGTAATTCTTGTAGTGCTTTCCCACATTGGGTACACAAGTACAACTCAACAGGTAAAACTGTATCTTTTGGTTGTCCTGTTAGTAATCTGGAAAACTTTTTAAATCTATATCCCGGCATAAATACCTTACTACCACATTCACATTCCAAATCCCTTGCATCATTTAGAGAAACGTTTAGTGGTAATTGATTTTGTTCTTGACTCATTTTATTATATTTAAAATTTGAATAATTGTACTCATAAATACTATCTCTTTATCCACAACAAGTGCATCTTTTGATATACCATCTGCAATTGTTAGAATTACATTTGCAGTATTACCAGAAGCGTATTCATCTACTTTTTCATAGAGCATAGAATACATTTCTGAATAATCATTTAGTTTATTATCGGCTACTGCCTGTCTTATATTTAGAAATAGATTTCTTTTATCATCATTTGATTTTAGTAAATCAATTAGTTTTGTTTGGAAATTGGATTCAATCATAACTTTATGATCTATTTTCAATTCACCTTTTGCGGATTGTAATTGGCAAGTATTTAGTATTCTTCTAATATCAGGATAATATGAATTAATGATGTCTGCAACATTTTTAATATCATATTTAATTTTTTCCGAATCCAATATCCTACTAACTTGCACTGCCACATCCTTTTTAGTTGGTGGAGTGATTGCGAAAGATTGACATCTACTTTGAATAGGGTCAATAATCTTCTCAATATAGTTACAAGTCAAAATGAATCTACAATGTTTACTAAATGTTTCCATTAAGTTACGAAGGATTGCCTGTGCATTTGGGGTCATATAATCAAACTCATCCAATATAATAACCTTAAATCCTGCAAACCCTACCGATGATGCAAAGTTCTTTACTTTTGTTCTTACGGTATCCACATTGTTTTCATCCGATGCGTTGATAATCATACTATCACATTTAATTGTATTTACAATCAATTTTGCAAGAGTAGTTTTGCCTGTTCCGGCTTTTCCATATAATAATAAATGTGGAATATCATTGGTGTCCAAATACTGTTGAATTGTTTCTTTTACTTGTTCATTTCCAACATATTCAGAAAGATTTTGTGGGCGGTATTTCTCCACCCACAAACTATGTTCTTTTTTATTAATTTCATTTGCGAAAAAACTCATATTACTTTCCTGTTGAACCGAATCCGCCTTCGCCTCTTTCGGTGTTAGATAATTCTTTTACTTCTTTAAATTCTATTTGTGGATATGGTAGTATTATTATTTGTGCACCTCTATCACCTACACTATAAGAATCTACTCCTGTTTTCCTAAATGTTGCCTGTATTTCACCCCTATATCCACTATCAATTACTCCAACTGAGTTTGACAAAATCAAATCAGTTTTTCTAATAGATGAACGAGGAAATATCAAACCAACATAACCAACAGGTATTTCAACTGCTACACCAAATCCATATGTGATATCCAATCTATTTTCTGATTTTATTTCAGTAATAAATAAAT